CAGCTTGTTCCATAATCTCAACAATCTTTTTTGCCTGTGCGTCATTTTCTATTGATACACATAACTCATCATGTATTTGTATATGTGCAACAATACCTTCTTTGTATAACTCTAACATAGATTTTTTTGTCATGTCAGCAGCTGATCCTTGTATTAATTTATTTAAAGATTTGTATGTGTATGCTCTCTTGATCCCTGGTCCGTGTTCCGCCAACGCATCTTCGTGTGTCATTGCTTTGTGCATACCAAAACTGTTTGGTTCCCATAGATGAAACCTGCATAGTCTACCCAGTAAAGTTCTTATCTGACCTCTGTCTTGTGCTCTGTTAGATGCTTTGTCCATAAGTTGTTTAACAAAAGGTACCTTTGCATG